GAACATTGGGGTGGAACCTATAGTGGGTTGCAACGCAATGAAGATTGTGATATGGTATTAAAATTTGATGGTGTAGCATGGTTAGGTAAGTTTGATACTAGCATGGATGAAACTGGGGAAGTTATAACAGGTCATGCTGAACTTGGTGTCTATGGACATAAACTTTTTATGAGGGATAGATTTTTGGATTCTAAGGGTAGGATTGTCTGGGGTGCAGATGAAATTTATAAGTACCTGAGAGTTCAATAAATATACATGATAAGACCCTAATAAAAATGAACCAGACAATCGATGGTATAATCAATGAGAATAATATTAACTTTGTAGGGAAAGACGGATTTTTCTGGTGGGTTGGTGAAGTTGAAGATAATGAAGACCCTATGGAATTGGGTAGGGTTAGAGTTCGTGTGCTTGGATACTATACTAATGTTCGTGGTGGTACTACAGCAGATCTAAAGACAGACCATCTTCCTTGGGCAACAGTATTACAACATACATCTCAAGCTGGTAATGATGGGCAAGGAGAATCTTCAGGACAGTTGCAACCTGGTGCAGTTGTTATGGGATTCTTTATGGATGGTGATGATGCACAGATGCCAATAGTAATTGGTGTTATGCGTGTTAATAAAGCTACAGAATCAAGACAGATAAAGGAATTTGCTTTCACTGGTGAAAGTATGAAAGCAAGTAGTACTGGAACTATAAATCCTGCATCAAATAGACCAGGAGACCCTAATGGTATTGGGTCAGATAATTTTAGAAGACCAGGATTGCAAAATAATAGTGTATCAACAGTTGCAGCAACTACAACTACAGAGATTGGAGGTAAGGGGTCACCACTTAATGTTGGTATGACTCCAGGTATTAATGGTAGTGCTGGTAATCCTCAAAAACCAAGACAACCTGAGAAACCAATACCTGCTGCTAATGGTGTTGGTGGACCTTGGAAGAGTTTAGATTATACATTATCATATCTTATAGAAGATCTTGCAGACCAAGCAGGTTTGTTAGTTAAATCGGGTGATGGTCAATATTTAAATGTTATTACTGGAACTCTTGTAACAAATGCAGAACTTACTGCAAAGATACAAAATTTCTTAGGTACTGTATTCACTCAAGTTGTTAGTGCTATGCGTACAGCAACCTCTACTCTTATTGATGATTTGGAGTTGTCTGTTTTATTGAATAAGTCAACTGGAGCACCTTATGTAATACAAACTACAGTACAGGCAGAAGTTAGTAAAATATTATCTAGTCTATGTGCTATTGATAATAATCTAACAGATTTTATTAATACACCATTAACTACTGTAACATCTAATTTAGATTCATACTTAGGTAGTCTGATTGATAAACCAACGTTTGTTACTCAGGGTGTTGAAGGTGTTATTAGTATTGTAATATGTAATGTTGAAAAGTTATTGAATAATCTTACTACAGTAGTATCACAAACTGAAGAAGTAGTTGCTAATTACCAAGATGCAAAAGAAGTATTAGATACCTGGAAAGCAGGTAATAAGATATTCTCTGAGAAGACTAATTTATTTACTAAAGACGTTAATACATTAACTGGACTAATAAAGTTATTTGTTGAGTTTTCTGAATCTGGTTGTGTTAGACCACCTAAAAGTGGAGAAGATAATGTTGGATGGTTCCCTTTATTTGGTGTAACTCATTGTACTCCTGAAGAATTTGCTTCCATAGCAGTACTTAGAGGTGAGACTAGAGGTAAGTGTGGAGAGTCTACTACTATTGCTGGTGGACTATTTGATTCTGTATTCTCTGAAGCAGATCCTTATTTAACTACTGCTAAGACACAAGTTAATGGTTCATTTGAATTGTATGTTGGTACACCTGGTCGTCAAGCAACTATTATAAAGAGGGAGAATGGTACTACACATACTTCAGTAAGTTTGAATAATGCTATGCACCAAGAGTGGATGGCTAAGAGAAAGATTAAAGAAGACTTCCCAGATCTATCAGAGGATGAAGTTAGTATTGCAGCAGCAGAGGCAGTTGCAGCATCAACTAGAACAACGTCTTCACAGACAGCTTGGGTTAGATCTGCTGACAATTTACCAGATGGTGTACAAGGTTTATGGAGTGACTTCTTAAAAACTTATGGTGTTTATCCATCTAATACTTCAGCATTACTAGGAACACATACTGGTACATGGGAAGTAGTTGTTACTGTTGAGGGAACATATACTTTTGATGTTCAAGCGGATAATCAAGGTAGTATTTCATGGGATGGAGTAACTCTAGGTCAGACATCAATGTTCCAATCTCATAATGTAACATCTACATTTACTATAGAGAATGTACAAGCAGGTACACATACTATTAAAGGTAGTATAACCAATGTATATACTGAAAATGCTGGTTCTGGATGGGAAAGAAATCCTGCTGCTATTGCATGGACATTAAAAGATCCTACAGGAACAGTTGTAAAAACATCTCTCGATTCATTCCCAGTTAGATATCATCCTAGTACTGCTGCTAATGGAGATGAGGGTAATTTACTTGCTGACCATATTAGTTGGGCTGGAACTAAAACTGAAGAAGTGCATGGAGATGATGCAAAGGTTATTGATAATGATTATTGTAGAACAGTTCAGGGTGACTATAGGTTAAAGGTAACAGGTGACTGTCATATTGAAGTTGGAGGAGGATTCTTCTTTAGTGCTCAAGGTGCTCCAAAATCTGTTAGTAAACATGGACATCCTAAGAATAAAGAAATTCAAAAGCATGTTATTAGTTTTGGTTCTGACGTTGATATGAATGTTGCTGGTGCTGCATTTGAAATGCAAGCAGCAAATTTAAGAATGGCAGCAACTAAGACATCTATTACAGGTAAAGAATTTGAAAATGCATCAAAACTACAGAAGTATTCTGGTGTAGAGTGTATTATCAGTGCTGATAATTCTATTGAAATGGTTACTACTGCTTTGTATCAGAAGATTAATATTAATAAGAATCCTGCTGCTACTAAGTCTGGTATTAGTACAATATGTCATGGTTCTGTAGATCTTGCTCTTATGCCTGGTGGTTCTACAACTGATAATGTTCCTAGATTTACAGTTGCTAATCCTTCAGGACCAGTTTCTATGCAGTGCGGTTCAACTGGATTTAATTTGAATGTAATGGAAGGTGCTTATAATGTAATGGCACATGATGGACTTATTCGTATGGAGTCTAAGACTGGACCAGCAACCATTAAGGCAAAGGGTGCTATTGGTATAAATTCAGTTGCAGGTGCCATTTCTCAAACTGCCACCTCTATTTTCCTAAATTAAAATACCTGTGGTATAATATCGTTATGGATGAACTACGACAACAACAACTAATAGAACTCAAGGAAATACTTGAGGATACTATTCAATATTTTTGTGATGAGAACATGGTCTCTGGGGAAACCGCATGGAACATGGTAGGTGCTTTATCTGATGCAAAATTAAACGTGGAATTTACTAATGACTGACATTCAAGATGTAACAGAAGAAGAGGCATGTAAAAACCTCAAATTTCTTTTGACTATGACTGAAAGGAATCGTACTGTTTGGAGAATTAAATCTCCAGAAGGTGCGGTTGCTTTGTTGTCACCAGTACTTCAATCTGGTCCTCCAGTTGATGAGGAAGTACTGAAGCAAGTTGAGGAATTCCAACAGGATTTTGTTGACAATCCCAACTAAATATCTTATAATCATCTAGTAACTGAGCAGACCGATGCGTCTTAAAAGCCATGAAACTCCTAGAAAGCGAGGACGCAACACCAAATCCCGTCTAGCGTCTGCTCGCTTACGACAATTAAAGAAACGTACAAAATTATTCGTGAAGAAACTTTATAATGAGTAATCTTATAACACTTTTCCCAATGCTGATTCATCAGTTTGATATTCCTGATTTTGATGCAGATGCTATAGAGAAGTATTGTTATGGTGAACAAAGGATAGACCCAGAAGGAAAACAAAAATCTAATAGAGGAGGGTGGCAATCTCAAGATCATTATTCTAGGTTTGATAATATCTTAAGTAGAACTCTTATGAAGGGATTAAATAAATGGTCTGAAGGTGATATCCTTCAGAAAGGAACTCAAATGGAAGTTGGTGCAATGTGGATTAATATAAATGGTACTAACTGTTATAATATGAAACATAATCATCCTAATTCTGATTTGTCTGGAGTATTTTGGGTTAAGGGATCTGGTCCAAATATAGGTTCTTTAGTATTTGATGATTCTAACAACTATTCAAGATTTCAAGAAAGTGTATGTTATAGTGACAATTTTAAAACTTCTAATAATCTATGGGACCAATTTACATTTGAACCTACAATAGGACAATGCATTATTTTTCCATCATGTCAGGATCATAATGTGGAAAGTAATCAAACAGATGAAGAAAGAATATCAGTTTCTTTTAACATGACACTTGACATAGATTTTAATTCTGCTACAATAGGCAAAGCAATTAACAAATAGAGGGAGTACAAAAGATTTCCGATTAGAAGGAACGCCCTCTACCTATATAAACCAGCGTATCAAATGTTACTATGAGAGATCAATTATTAAAAGCAATATCTGCCCATGCTAAAGGTGAGATTGAAAGACACAGAGCAAACGTTGAAGTATATCTTAGTAATCCTGCTGGTATAGGTGAACATTCAGATATAACAGATGCAATTCAAGTAGAAATAGACAAGATCTCTCGTTATCATGACCAGATAGAAGTAATAAATACCTATCTAAGAGATAAGAAAGGCACAATACAGTTAGATGAATGACTTTAAAGCAGCAAAGAGATTAATAAAATTAGCAAAAGAACATCCTGATTGGTATTCCAAAAAGGATGTTTTTTATGCAAAACAAGTAAAAAAACAACACAAAAAACTTAAAAAGAAAACTAACTCTGATTATGGCACTGACACAACAAGTTGAAGATTCTCTTAGAGAAGCACAACTAAATCTGAAGAATGCACTTGCGTATTCTGCTCGTAATGAAGAATCATATATTAGTAAGCATATTGCTGATATGATGATGCAGATAGATAATCTTATACTAGTTGATAGTATTAAAGATCATTTGAGAGTTGAAGATGAGTGAAGTTCCTGAGTATTATCAAGATAATATGCTAGCCTCAACGGTAGCACAATTTCCTAGTGGAACAATGTTCCATGCGTTTTCGACACCGATATACGCAACTAGGATTAAAGATAATCTTGATGCAATTCAGACAGAACTCAGTAGATCTTATAGAAAGACTACTTTTACATATAAAGAAGAGTTTGGGATGACACATCAGTTGTCAGATACTACTTTTTCTGGTAATGTTATAGTTGAACATGGATTAAAAGAATTTGAACAAGTAATCCATTTTCATCTTTGTAATTACATGACAGGGATAAAATTTCCCCAGGATGGAGGTAGGAGTAGTAAGACTAAAATAGAGGATGTAAAATATACAATCTCACAATCTTGGTGGTCTAAATTTGGACATAGAGATTATGCTCATGTACATAATCATGGTAATAGTGATGTATCTGGAGTGTACTATTTCAAAGCACCATCTAGTGAAGAGATAGCATCTTTTGACACTCCTTGGGGTACTCAACCAGAAGGAAATATATATTTTAGTTCACCTGCACCTTCTTCAGTAACATCATTTGTTTATGCTCATTATGCATTTAAGCAAAGTATGTTAGCAGAAGTGGGTAAAATGGTATTATTCCCTGCTTACTTAGATCATGGTGTAACAACTAATGAAACAAAAGAAGATAGGGTAAGTTTAGCATTTAACATTAATTTTGATAGAGCATGACTAAAACAACTGACTTAGTGTCTGAGATTGAAGGGTTAACTGTATTACTTGGTGGAACCCTAACAACATCTACTACATATGATAGTACTGGTAGAACATCTAAAAAGATTACTATCGAGTATGATATAAAACAAGAAAATAATAGAAAAACAAGT